CCTTGATTTGAAAAGCACTTGCTTCGGCAGGTGCTTTTTTCATGGAGCCAAATAGGCTTTTTTTTATGCCATGAAACGGAGGTAGAGAAGATGGCTTCCAAAAGAATACAGGGTATCACGGTAGAGATTGGTGGGGATACATCGAAGCTGACGGCCGCCTTACGAGATGTGGATAAGTCATTGTCGACCACACAGGGAAATCTTCGTGATGTAAATAAATTACTTAAATTAGATCCCGGTAATACGGAGTTGCTTGCACAAAAGCACAGACTGTTGGGGGATGCCGTAAAAGAGACTAAAGAGAGGTTGGAAACTTTAAAGACGGCAGCACAACAGGCAAACGAGCAGTTGGCAAAAGGGGAGATTTCACAGAATCAATATGATGCCCTACAAAGGGAGATTGTTGAAACCGAAGAGAAATTAAAGAAATTGGAAAGTCAAGCAAGCCAGTCTGCGGTAGCCATTCAGAAGATAGGACTTGCCGGAGAGAACATGAAGACTCTCGGTAATAACATCTCCGGGGTGGGAGAAAAACTACTCCCTGTAACAGGTGCAGTAACTGCGCTTGGAACAACGGCAGTAAAGGTAGCATCCGATTTTGATTCTGCCATGAGTCAGGTAGCAGCCGTATCCGGTGCAACCGGGGATGAACTGGAGCAGTTACGTGATAAGGCAAGAGAAATGGGTTCTAAGACCAAGTTCTCTGCATCCGAGGCAGCAGAGGCTATGAACTACATGGCAATGGCAGGTTGGAAGACTTCGGACATGTTAAGCGGTATCGAAGGTATTATGAACTTGGCAGCTGCCTCCGGAGAAGACTTGGCAACGACTTCTGATATCGTAACGGATGCTCTTACTGCATTCGGACTTACAGCAGCCGATTCAGGACACTTTGCCGACATCTTGGCAGCTGCCTCATCCAATGCGAACACAAACGTTTCCATGATGGGTGAGACTTTTAAATACTGTGCGCCGATTGCCGGAGCATTGGGGTTCTCGGCAGAAGATACCGCAGAAGCAATCGGTCTGATGGCAAATGCAGGTATCAAGTCCACACAGGCAGGTACTGCAATGCGAACCATGATGAACAACCTCGCAGGAGAAGTTAAGTTCACGGGGGCAGCATTCGGAGAGATGGAAGTTCGTACTACCAATGCGGACGGAAGCATGAGGGAGTTGAATGACATCCTTGCAGATTGCCGTGTGGCTTTCAGTCAGATGAGCGAGTCGGAAAAGGCTGCCAACGCAGAAGCACTTGTAGGAAAGAATGCCATGTCAGGATTCCTTGCTGTTATGAATGCTGCACCTGCGGATATTGAAAAATTAAACAGTGCCATAAAAAACTGTGACGGAACGGCACTTGGTATGGCAGAGACCATGCAGGATAACTTGGCAGGTCAGTTAACCATATTGAAGAGTCAGCTTGAGGAACTTGCCATTTCCTTCGGAGAAATGCTGATGCCCGTTATCCGGGATATTGTTTCTTGGTTACAGGGATTTATTGATAAGTTAAACAGCATGGATGAAGGCACAAAAGAAATGATTCTGAAAATCGGTCTTTTTGTGGCAGCACTCGGACCGGTACTAATCGTCATCGGAAAAGTTATTAGTGCTGTTGGAACAATCCTTACCATCGTTCCAAAGGTGGCAACTGCCTTTGGTGCGGTTAAGACGGCTTTTGCTGCCCTGAGTGCTGTATTTTCAGCCAATCCTATCGGTTTGGTGATTGCTGCGGTGGCCGCGTTGATTGCTATATTTGTGAGTCTCTGGAATAACTGTGAGGGATTCCGTGATTTTTGGATTAATTTATGGCAGGGCATCAAAGATTTCTTTGTCGAAATTTGGTCGGGTATCAAATCCGTGGTCTCATCCGTGACCGATTTTATACAAAATAATTGGCAGTCACTGTTCCTGTTTCTGGTTAATCCGGTGGCAGGATTTTTTAAATTGCTCTGGGATAACTGTGAGGGATTCCGTGATTTCTGGCTAAATTTATGGGAGGGCATTAAAAATGTCTGCTCGTCCGCTTGGTCTGGAATCTGCTCACTTGCTTCGTCTGCATGGTCTGGAATTACCCAGTCGGTGAGTTCCGCTTGGTCGAGTATCAAGTCTGGTGTGAGTTCCGCAGCCTCATCGGTGGAAAATTTTGTCCGCCAGAGTTGGAGTTCCATTAAGTCAAATACATCGGAAGCATGGTCGAATGTGAAGCAGGGTATCAGTTCTGCATGGCAGAATATACAGTCCGGTACGAGCCAAGCCTTATCCAATATCAAGAACAGTGTTTCTGAAGGTTGGAGCAGACTAAAAGAAAATACCATTCAGACATGGGGCAGCATAAAGGAAAACATCAGCCAGACATGGAGCAATATCAAGGATGGGGTGTCTTCGGCGGCTTCTTCCGTGAAGGAAGCGGTTTCTAATGCTTGGGTAGCCACGAAGGAGAATACGGCTCAGAGGTGGAGCGAGATTAAGGACACGGTTTCCTGTATCAGTTCTGCTATCAAGGATGCGGTATCAGATTTTGGAGAAAATGTGAAGAATATTGCTTCCAATTTGTGGGAGTCCGTGAAGGGAACATTTCAGTCTGGGCTTGATTTTGTCCACGATTTGGCAACGAATAAACTGTCATCGTTGGTGGAGAATACAAAAAATTTCTTCTCCAATATGGTATCCGACACTCAAAATCGACTGGAAGATATGAAGACTGGATTTTCCAATGCGTTCTCAAATATTGTATCCGGGGTGAGCAATGCGGTGGGCAATATCCAAAACGCTCTGTCAAACGTGTTCTCATCTATTAAGAACGTATTTTCCAACATTGTGTCTAATGCGTTCAGTTGGGGTAGGGATATCATCGGAAACTTGATTTCCGGTATTACTTCTAAGATTAGCAGTTTGGTTAGTTCCGTAAAAAACGTGGCATCGACCATATGGGACTATCTGCATTTCTCGGAACCGGAGAAAGGTCCGTTATCCGACTTCCACACGTATATGCCGGATATGATTGACCTTTTGGGAAAAGGTATCACTGACAATCTGCATAACTTAAAAGCACCGATGACAGCACTCGGAAATGCACTGACACCGATGACTAACGGAATGCAGTCTGTCACGGGTGACAGCACTGGAGCAGAAGGTAACGGCAAATTGGATGCCATGAGTGATGCCATTGTTCGTTACCTGCCTAGAATGGCAGAGAGCAAAATCGTTCTGGATTCTGGTGTTCTTGTTGGAGAGTTATCTGACGGTATTAACAGGCAACTCGGAAAGGCGTATGTGTAATGAGAAAATTCAGATTGATAAACGGACAGGGAGGGAGTTTCGACCTTAACAGGAAGGACTCCTTTTTTCATGAAATAAAAGGATTCGGTTTTGATGATGCAACGGGATATGAGCGGATAGGACGTGATTTCTATCCGCTTGAAGAGATTCTTTCACAGGGAAAGATTGAGGGAAAGATACTTTTTGCAGGAGAAAAACCGTATGAGACTTACAGGGAATTTGCCAGATTTATCCGGTCGACTCCCTTAACACTTGTGTATCAGCCGGACGAGATTTTCAGAGTTCCGGTCAGAGTTTCCTCTCTTGGGAAGTCGGAACTTTCCCATGGTGGGGCAGCACTTGTTGCGGAGATTTCATTTGCCACACAGGGGTTGTTTTATAAGAGCGTCAACAAGTACAGTAATACGCTTTCCATCGGTGGAAAGATTTACCCGTACACTTACGATTATGCATATTCGGATGTGTCTTATAACTCGGTGGAGATTGAAAGCGACAGTTACGAGGACAGTCCCTGCAAGATAACCATTCAGGGACCGTGTATTAATCCGATATGGAAGCACTATGTGAACAATGTTTTATATGAAACGGGAGCATATATAGGGACGATTTCCAGTGATCATAAGTTGGTAATCGACACGACCAAGTTGCCGTACAGCATTACGGAAAGAGGAGCCGGAGATGATATCGTGGCAGACAGATATCAACTTTGTGATTTTACAACGGAAAGGTTCTTCCATCTTCAGCACGGGTCGAACCGTATCTCTGTTTCCCACGAAGGAATCAATACACTGAACGTGATTGTGGAAGGAAGGATAAGCTATGAAACCGTATAACGTGGAGATATTTACTCCGGATTTTGAAATGGTAGGGCATACCAATATCAATGAATTGTCTTACAAGGAAGATTACCTGTCTTCCGATGAGAATTCCATCACGGTGTTTGCGATTCCGGGAGTGGCAAAGCAGAACTATATCCGTATCAGCAGGGGAAAAGAAGAGTATGCCGGAGTGGTTACCGAGATTGCATACGGTACGGATAAATCCAAGAATATGCAGACCATTTCCTATAAGCCACTGATGGAGTTATTCAATACCGATATGCTCTTTGACGTAAATGCACAGGGGGTAGGAAGTTTTGAGCAGTTTATTGCAGACTCTATCAAAAGTCTGTATGCCACAAATGAAGATTCCCTGCAAAACATCACAGGTCTTGTTGTAACGACACTGACGGAAACAACGGAATGGTATCTGCATATCACGCCATCGGATAAGGGCGGCCATTACAATATCGTCAATCTGATGGATTCCGTGATTGTTCCGGCACTTCAAAAATACAACATCCTGCTTACTGCAAGTCTTGATATTCAGAACAAACAGCTTCTGATAACCATCGGAAAAGTGGGCGGAGGAGCGATAACCATTGAAAGTGACCTGCCAAATATTCTGAAGAAAAACGTGGTATTCAAGCAGGTAAGTGCAGATGTGAACAAGCTGATAGTTTATGATTCAGCTGATAACTATGCCACAAAAGCAGTGTATTATCTGCATTCGGATTTGGGATATGACACAAAAGATGAAGACCGGATTCTTCCGGTGGTGTGTGACATGAAATCGGTAAGCAGCAGTGAAGAGAGCAGTTTTGAATCTTTGGCACAAACCGAAGCATCCAATACTTTCTCACAGGCGGCGTTTTCCAATCTGATAGAACTTACCATGATGAATGGGGACGAACTTATAAAACCAGATGAGATGGCTTTCGGGCAGATAGTGGATGTGATTTCCGATGGAAATTCCTATCAGAGCATCTTGACCGGAAGGGAGATTGGAAAGAATACCAAGCTGATATTTGGAACGGTTCGTTTGGAACTGACTAAGATTTTAAGGAGGAATGGCTGATGGCTAACAATATAGTTTTGAAAACATTTAAGGGTGGCAACGTGACTCCACAGGATGATGCAATCATTCATGACGTAGCCATTGCCACTAACGGAATATTTAAAGGGTGTGAGGTTTCTCATGCCAGAGGAAACGTGCTTCGTGTATCACAGGGGTTTGGAATGATTAAAGGACGATTCTTTGAGGTGTATGAATCGGAGGTTCCCGTTCAGCTTGCAACGGCAGGGCAGACCTTAAACGGAAGACTTTATATCCACATGGACTTAGCCAATGCGGATGAGCCGATTATGCTTCTTGCACAGACCGCAAAGGAACTTCCGGCACTGGATATGGATGCGGATGTAAATTATAACAATTCATCTTTTGACATTCAGCTTGCTGCCTTTACCGTGTCCAGTTCGGAAATCAGTGATTTGACGCAGACCTTTGTAAAGATTCTGCCCGGAGCAGGAGGCTCCGGTGGTGGCGGTGGAGGTAATTCTCTGATGCGTGATACGCAGTACGCTGTTGGGGATATGGCTACCGTAGCATCTGCTCCCGGATGGGTAACGCTTGTCTGCACACAGGCAGGAAGTACGGCCATGGCAGAACCCACTTCTTATGCGACCATTTCCAACGTGGGGGACAGCATCCTTGATGGAAGTTGTGTATTTACGGCAAGAGATATCTTCGGGGAGTTGGACGATGTAACGGCAGCGTTAACGGAAATGGATGCTACAGTTAACGAACTAAGTGAGAGGGTTGAGGATGCCATGAATAGTTCGGGAACCCTTGTGACAAAGATTGTCAGCCTTACAGACTATAAGGTGTTGGAGTCTTACGATGAGAATTGCATCTATCTTTGTTATGAAGATGCCAATACGCAGAAGGTAACACACATTTACCTTGGACAAAACACTATTTTCTTTGAAGGAGTAACTGTAACATATCAGATTGATATAGGAGAAGTAGAAAGCATGCACTTGGATGACGGTGCAGATGTTCTTGCGAAGGCACCTGTAGCAACAAAGGACGGTTATACTTTTGTGGGATGGAGAAGTGATGCAGAGGCAAACAGTAAAGTGCTGACTTCCTGTGTAGTGGATGAAGAGGGAGATTTTACCCTGTATGCTGTATTCTCAAAGTCCATTGAGGTTTGCATGTATCCCAACGGTGGTACTCTGATGGAAGGAAAATCAGAAAGCACTTTGGTTTCAGTTTCTTATTACAACAATGGAACAGAGGTTGGTTCTGCGGTAACAATTCCTTCTTGTCTTTACGAAAGAGAGAATATGTCTTTTTGTGGATGGAGTTGTAACGGTGTGCTTTATAAGCCGGGTGCAACTGCAAATTTTGTAGAAGGTGATTTCATTGTTCCTGAATGGGTAGACACCGTTTACGACTTTCAATATACAGGAACGTATACGCCGTTTACAATCCCTGCTGACGGTATTTATGAATTTGAAGTGTGGGGGGCAAAAGGAGGAGACGCCACAGATGGTACGCTGATTGGAGAAGGCGGTCTTGGCGGTCATGCCAAAGGCTATAAGAAGATGACCAAAGGGGAAAAGATTTATATCTTTAATGGGGAACATCCAGCGACCTCAACCTCATCGGCCTCTGGTGGGGATAATGGTGGTGGCTATGGATACACTTATTCGTCATCGAAACATTATGGAGCAGCAGGCGGTGGGGCAACTAGTATTATGTACAGAACCGGAGCTATTTGCAGTTCTTCATCAAGTAGTTACCAGTCATCGGATTATGCTGACAGATATGAAGAAATTCTAATCATTGCCGGAGGTGGAGGTGGCGGTGGTGTGACATCCGCAGGGGTTGCCAATGCTGGAGGAGATGGTGGAGGTGACCGTGGTGGTGACGGTTCCAATGGAGCATTGGGAGGAAGACAGATATCGACAGGTAGTAGTGATTACACCAATTTTGGTGCAGCACCCAGTCCGTCAAGTAGTAGTAATACAACGTATTCTGGTGGAGGTGGAGGCTTTTTTGCCGGAGTTTATGATTACCGAGGAGAATCAGCAGGAGGTGGTTCTGGGTGGGTTGGTGGAGTTGCGGCCTTTACCCACAATAAAAAATATTATCCAACCTTAAACGAGGTAGGGGTAAATGAAGGTGACGGATATGCATATATCCGCTACGTGGAAGTGGTTTAAACAGTGGTTAGCAGGTGCAGTAGCATCTGTTTTTTTATTACCAAAAAGGAGGTAACGATTATGAAACAAGTAGTATCAACTTTGCAGTATGTATTTGCAGGAATAGGAGGCTTTATGGGTTGGTTTTTAGGAGGCTTGGACGGATTCCTTTATGCCCTGATTGTATTTGTGGTGGTGGATTACATCACCGGACTCATGGCAGCTTTCATTCAGAAGAAATTGTCCAGTGAGACAGGCTTTAAGGGTATCTGCAAGAAGGTGGCAATCTTCTGCCTTGTGGGTGTGGGCCATATCCTGGATGCCCAGGTGATTGGTGCAGGAAGTGTTCTTCGGACAGCAGTGATTTTCTTCTATCTGTCCAATGAGGGTATTTCCATTATTGAGAATGTGGCAGTTATTGGTTTGCCGGTTCCGCAGAAACTTATCGATGTATTGGAGCAGTTAAAAGAAGAAAAGGAAGATGAGTAGGGAGTGCGAAAGCACTCCTTTTTTCGTGGAAGGAGAGGATTGTATGAATTTGATTGAATGTATCTGCACGCAGTCAGATTGCTATAAAGCAGGAAGGACAATTGATGTAAAAGGATTGATGATTCATAGTGTGGGCTGTCCGCAACCTAAAGCACAGCCCTTTATCAATAACTGGAATAAGCCGGGAGCAAAAGCCTGTGTTCATGCCATTGTAGAACCGGATGGAGATGTGCATCAGTTACTTCCTTGGAATCATAGAGGATGGCATGGTGGTGGTTTGAGCAATAATTCTTACATTGGTGTGGAAATGACAGAACCTAATACCATCCGTTATACAGGCGGAGCATCATGGGAAGAGACATCCGATGGAGAAAACACCAAGGCTCATGTGCTTGCTACTTATAAGCACGCAGTGGAGTTATTTGCTTTCCTTTGTGAAAAGTTTGGTCTAGACCCTACTGCCGATGGAGTGATTTTATCTCACTCGGAAGGACACAAAAAGGGCATTGCCAGTAATCATGGTGATGTGGAACATTTATGGAGTAAGTTCGGGTTATCAATGGAACAGTTTCGTAAGGACATCAAAACTGCTGTGAAGACAGAGGTGGCGGTCAGTCTTACACGTATCATGGGAGAGCCGATGGCCGATGCAGAGCAGATGCGGACGTACATTATGTGGAAGAATCCGAATGTTGCTCAGTCGGTAATTGATATGATTCCACTTTATATTTCAGAGGGAGAAGCAGAAGGTGTCAGAGGGGATATTGCATTTGCACAGTCCTGCTTGGAAACAGGAAATTTTGCCTTTGAAGGTTCTGCGGTTACGCTTGACCAGAACAACTTCTGTGGCATGGGCGTGACGAGCAGAGGCAAAAAGGGATGTTCCTTTGATACACCACAGTTTGGTATCAGAGCGCAGATTCAGCATTTGAAGGCTTATGCATCAGAAGATGCATTGGTAAATGAGTGTGTGGATAGTAGGTTTCGATATGTGGCAAGGGGGTGTGCTGCTTATGTAGAGTGGCTTGGTCAGAAAGAAAATCCAAATGGCAAAGGCTGGGCAACGGGTAAGAATTATGGAGGT